TCTGCGTTCCCACGAATCGGATCCGACCTGCCAGTACGCACCTGAAGAACCAAAACAAACTTTTCCAAAACCCAAATCTATAAGGTGCAGCAAATGCTCAATGGGTTCATGCATATGCCAAACCACTGCCGCTAAAGACTTAGGGTGAGGCCACTCATTAATTAACCGAAGATTGTCTTCTACTTCGCCATCAATAACATCAGGTATGACAGCCCAATGAGGGTGACCCAATCGAGGCTCAACAAACTCATAAAATTTACTCCAATTTGTTTCTTTTCCTTTTGTGAAAGCCGTAAACGCTCCATTGTCCCACATGACTGATTGGGCGTGTGTTAAGCACCAATCCGCATCTCTTGCGTCTGCCATGCTCACACAGAAATGTTTACCTGCCATCTTCAACAACTCTGAACGAGGTGTGATAGGCCCACCATGATAGTGAATCATTCGATCAGTTTTCCTCTTGGTCTGGTATTTACCCAGTCTTCAATCTCAGACAGTACCCAACGACTTGAGCTGCGGCGGTTATCTTCTGGTCCCAAGATGATAGGTTGAGGAAAAGTGGTCGAGTTTTGCGCCAACTTGTAAACATAGGATTTAGAACACCCTAACAACTCAGCAACCTCACCCACCCGCAATAATTTGTTAGAATGGGATGTCATTCGTGTACTCCTTTGGTGATAACTCCATCTCCTCCTCTTCATATTCAGGCACCCACCAAACTCGAACCGTGGTTCTTTTACCGTCTTCCTTAGTTATGGCGTGGTGACCATTGCAGTCTCGGTTGTCATTCAACTCTTTAATGCGTTCCTGCACTTGCGCCGGAGTGTAATGAGTAAACCGTCGATTGTGTAAAAACTCCATCAAACCTGCAATCTTAAACATCGTGCGTCCGTTCTCTGTCCATGGCTTTCCCATCAACAGTTCTTCGGGTTCCATCGCTCGAATACGACTTGTGCAGAACGTCTGGAGTAGATCATCAAACTGACCGCTAATCGTTAGTTCTGGCTGTGCCTCTAACTGTGTGGCGTTTGTCATAAGGTTTGCAACCATACGTTGCCATTGTTGGGGTCGAACTGTCGGAGGCATAATTTGTGCTTGTTCCATACACGCCCGTTGCCAAAGCATTTGGTTTTGCAGTTGTTCTGTGGACAAGTGTATCCGCGTTCCGTTGATGTCCATGAAGTACAACCTGGGTTCAGACAGTAGGATTGTTAGACCACCAATTTGTGGCATGTTTTCCCCCATGTCTCCGATTCCATACTGTCGCATTGCGCACAACTCAGGATCACAGTAACTCTTAAATGGCTCCTGCTTGCATGTGTAGCGATAGTCTTTTTTGGTCAGAGACTTTTGTATTCCAATAACTTCTTTAGCCTCTAGCGGAGAAGTGAACATCTGCCTGTTTTGAGTTTCTACTTCTGGCTCCCAATCGTCTCCAAACTTCTTGCGGCAATACACACCAATCTGAAATAAGGTTTTGTTTCTTTCCTCATTCACAGGCCCATTCCTAAATATATGTGCCAAGCATGGAGGCCCATCTTTAAAGTACTCGCGCTTTGCTGAAAACTTTAGCTTCTCTAACTCTGAAATTTTTACGCGTTTAGCTTCAATGGCATCCAAGAATTCATCTAATTCCATGGCTTCGTTTTTGTCGTTGTAGCAGTAGCGCATCGTTAACTCTGCATTTTGGTATGGCAGGTTAATAAAATTTCCTACGTCTCCGCGCTCTGATAGAATCTTGTCTTGTTTTGGAAAAATCTCACAGCCAGAGTGACCCATGGCTATAGAAATCTCCAACAGATATTCTCGTAATATCGCCGCATCAATAAAATCATCTACGAAAAGATACAGATGTGCTCCGCCTGATTTGGATCGACAGTGTAATAACGGAAGTTCTAACTCCGTAATCTTTTTGTGTAGATCCTCGTGATCTAGATCATAGTCGTCTATGTCTAGTGCGCCCCATATGCACTGATTATTTTCGTTTATTGGGATTGCTCCAATACCGATGCTTCCATCGATGTGGCCTTGCATTTTTTCTTCCGTCAGCGTCTCGTGCACAATACGGCTATCCGCATCCGCTTTACCGTTGCGTCCGATACGTCCAACCTTAGTTTTACCGTGCGCTGCCTTTGAACCAACAAAAGCAGCCAACATACGTTTGGCGTTTGACATGCTAGGCTCCAATTGAGATTGCGAGGGGCGGTAGAAAGAGGAGGATACCGCCCCCCAAGGCTGCTACTTAGAATGGAATATCATTCGATTCTTGGGAGGATGAGGACTGTCCGGTTTCCTCATCGTTAGCAGCCTTAACCTCACCTTTCGCAATAGACTCGCGGAAGGTTTTCGCAGCGATCAATAAATCTCGATCCTCGGGTCTTGGATCTTCTGCCAAAGATTTGACCTTTTCTACTGCGTAATTAAACCATGTACCTCTGTCGTTGCTTTCCTCAACAGTTCGCAACCGCCAGATCGTACCGATTAGCGGAGGTTGTACCAATCCATGCTTTGGGTGTTTAATGCGTTGCATTGTAATCATGGACTTCCAACGACGACTAATTTTAAGTTGCGTTGATTTAAAGTCTATGACCGCAGGTTGGTACATACCTTCTTCTCCCAACACCAAACAGAAATGTTGATCTGAGTTGACCAGTTCATTCCCGTTAGGCAGGGTTGTCTTTGCACCCACACGAGTTGCCTTCTTGATCGCAGGATCATTGGGTAACAACTCGCCAACATATCCTCCACCCTGCTCTTCTGGGATAAATTCAATGTATTTAGTGGTCTGGTAACACGGGATCACTTCAATGCCTGTCTCACCTGACCAGAACTGAGAAGTGAGCTTATTGTAGATATCACCTTGCTCAAGACCTGCAATGTATTCTGCTTCTTTCTTACGAAGCTGTGGTGACATTGCTTGTGCAACACGAATGAACGGAATTTCTAATTCCGAACTGTCATATGATGCACCTTCTCCTGCACTCTCGTACAGATCGTCCATGATATCGTTAGATAGTGATGTGTTCTTTTTTTCTGCTACCGCTGTAGACATGATTATTTCCTTTTTATGATTGCCGCGTTGGCGATGTATGCCCCGAACATGTCGAGATCGATTGGTTTACCTTCAGTGACTCGTTCCTTTACAAACGCACGTAGGGTTGATGAATGAACATATGACTTTGAACTGGTGTTAAACCCTTCTTGCTCCAAGCGACCCACAAGATCCCCTGCAATATTGTCTTCACCTTTTCCAAATGACACAGTGACATCATTCTTAATGATATCGTCTAGTCCTTCTTGTCGGAGCCACGCATGTGCCTCGTCCTTTCTGTCAACTGGTATCGATGCGGACACCATCATCCGCCGCGACACAGTCACGCCATCTACATCAACACGCTCAATACCCATCTCGTCCATCAAGGCAGGGATGCGGTCATGTGATAATGCTTTCTGATTGCGTTTCAGAGATTTTAGCAATGTCTCCGCGTCTTCAATCTCCGCCTCTACGGCGCGTAGATCTCGTACTAATTGAGATAGTTGCTTTGTGTTATCAGTATGTATTTCCCCGAGAGCTTGCTCTGGTTCAAACATATCGTCAAAAATATCGTCCATTCTAGTTACCTCCATCTTGGACCTTCAAACCACGCGACAAGACTTCTTCGCACACCCCGCGTGACGGGATTGACACGATGCAGCATGTAACTTGGGAAAGTGAGAACAGTGCCCTTGTTTTTGATCGTGTCTGGAAGTTTAACTTTCTGTATCTCGAAATCGCCTCCGTCATACTCAGATGGGTCTGACAGTTGCACGGTCACTGATATCTTTCGGTCAAACATCACATCTTCATAGAAGTGCGTGTCAACGTGCCAGTTATAGTGACCCTTTTCGGATGCATGATACTCTGTGTATTGAATGCCGCATACACGAGTGACGTTAAAGTCATAGTGATAACGGTTCATATCTTCTACGTGATTCCAGAGAACTTCTCGAAAGTAACCAGTATTCGGTAACCAAACCAACTGGCTACTCCTGACTTTACTATTATCGGCTTGTTTAGAGCCACCGACTTTAGCTTTTACTCGATCCTTGTTTTTAACAAACGCAGCGACGTTATCTAAAAACTTTGAATCTCGTAAGCCAGGTGTATGGGTGAAGTGCTTTCGCATAAGTATATCCTCTTCAGGTTGTTGACTTCATCCGGATCGCTCCGTAATATGGACAATAGTGGAGATATATGATGACAGTCAAGTACCAAAATTACAAATATAAATATGCGCCCTTTGCTCATCAGAATTTGGCTTTAGCAAAAGG